CCGCTTTCCTGCGTATGGGACCCGCCTGCTACTACGCTGAGCGCAATCCCCCCGCACACCACATTTCTAAACTCTTTTACTGCGTCAAGCCCCCTTCCAAAACTAAGCCCTCCTAAAAATTTTTTGCAATATTTCCTACACAGAGCTTTACTCAGTAATCTACTTGACTTAGTTCACTTCGCGCGGTACGCTCGCTGCACCTCTTAGGAGTGCATATGCAATTCCCCGATGTCGATCTCGACATCCCTTACGCTGCCTATCCGCCTACGTTTGAAGACTTGCAGGCGCGGGTTAACGCCGCCTTCAATAGCTTGGCCGAGATCTCAGACTCGGTGCTGGTCACGGATGAGGACAAAGCCACTGCCCGGGGAGTGGTGCTGGGGAACATCGAGCCCAGCGGGACAGTGCTTTCCTCCCCCGGCACAGTCATTCAGATCAAAGCCATCCTTGACGAGTACGACAAGGAGGTGGTGCAGACTGCCAAGCAGATCCGTACTTACGTCACGAACAAGCTGATTGTTGACTCAACTCACCCAGACCCGCGCATTCGGCTTAAATGTTATGAAATGCTTGGTAAGATTAGTGACGTTGGGCTGTTTACCGACAAGTCCGAGGTCACTATGCGGCATCGGCCCACCGAGGAGCTCGAACAGCTGCTGCGGGAACGCTTGATGAAGACGATTGAGGCCCTGCCGGAGTCTCCGCTTACCCATTTGGACGTTCAGGATGCCGTTGCTAGCGACTCCAAGTGACGTTCAGCGCCTTTTGGCGAATTTAAAGAGCCTTTCCCCCGAGGAAATGGCCGATACGCTGGCGCTGTTGGAGGAGATTGACAGCCGAAAGCGAGTCCTACTTGCGCAAACCGACTTTTTGGCCTTTATTGCTGCCGTTGACCCCGACTATAAGTTCGGAACCCACCTAAAACGGCTTGGCGCACTGCTGATGCAGATCGAAGACGGGGTAAAAGACCGAATTGCGGTCTCTATGGCGCCTCGATTTGGCAAATCGCAGATGATTTCGATCTACTACCCTGCTTGGTACCTCGGAAAACACCCCGATCACAAGCTGATTTTGGCCTCGCACACGTCCGATTTGGCCGTCGATATGGCCCGAAAAGTGCGAAATTTGATGCAATCGGACGTGTATAAGGCGCTTTTTCCGGGTGTTGCCATTGCAGCCGACGCCAAGGCTGCAGGTAAGTGGAACACGACCAAAGGCGGCGAAGTGTTTGCTATCGGCGTGGGCGGTGCCCTTGCTGGTCGTGGTGCCCACTTGGCGATCATCGACGACCCCCTGTCAGAGCAGGATATCAAAGCTGGGAATACGGCTTCGCTCGACACGGTGTACGAATGGTTCCGTGCGGGTCTGCGGACTCGCTTGATGCCCGGTGGCAAGATTGCCATCCTGCACACACGCTGGCACCAGCGGGATTTGATTGGCCGGCTGATTAAAGACGCCACCCTCAATCCAGACGCGGACCAGTACGAGGTCTTTGAGTTCCCCGCCATCCTGACGTATGCCAACCCAGACTACGACCCAGAGGTGCAGGATTCGGCCTCGGAGCTGCAAAAGTCGCTGTGGCCTGAACAATGGAGTCTGGAGCACTTGCTCCGCACGAAGGCGTCGATGCCGGCGTGGCAATGGAACGCACAGTACCAACAGCAGCCCACTGCTCAAGAAGCGGCCATCATCAAGCGTGACCAGATTAAGTGGTGGCCCAAGGAAGACCCCCCGGAGGTTGACTACACCGTGCAGGCTTGGGATACGGCGCTGACTACGAACGAGCGGTCGGACTATTCCGTCTGCCAGACGTGGGGCGTGTGGCAAAACGAGGACGGGGTGGACAACGTCATCCTGCTAAACCGCATCAAAGGTAAGTACGAGTTCCCAGAACTGAAGCGAACGGCTCTGCAGCAGGTCAAAGAATGGACGCCCGACACGACGATCGTGGAGGCCAAAGCCTCAGGACAGCCGCTGATTGACGAGATGCGGCGCTCGGGGATCTTTGTGCAGGATTACACGCCGGGCAAAGGCCAAGACAAGATTGCGCGGGTGAACGCTATCAGTGATATGTTTACCAGTGGTCAGGTGTGGTTCCCCGAGACGTGGTGGGCCTCTGAGGTTGTGGATGAACTGCTGGCGTTCCCCAATGGGGAGCACGACGATGATGTTGACGCGTGCACGCTGGCTTTGATCCGCATCCGTAAGGGGGGCCTGCTCAAGCTGCAGACTGATCACGAAGAGCCCGAACTGCTGTCCCGCTCGCGACGCGGGGCTTACTATTAGGAGCCGTCATGGCAACGAGTTTGATTGATAAAGGTCTGTATGCGGCCCCTACGGGGCTTGAGTCGTTAGAAGCTGATCCGGGCCTCGAGATCGAGGTTGTGAACCCGGAGAGCGTGACGCTGGCCGATGGCAGCATGGAGATCACGCTGGTGCCCGAGGAAGCCCTCAGTGATGAGGGTGAGTTCGATGAGAACCTTGCCGAGCGCATGGACGAGGGCGAGCTGTCGTCGCTAGCCTCAGAGCTGCTAGGGCTGGTGGATGCAGACGTGTCGGCACGCAAAGAATGGTCCGATATGTACGTGAAGGGCATCGAGGTGCTGGGCCTCAAGTATGAGGACCGGACAGAGCCTTGGGACGGTGCCTGCGGTGTGTTCTCGACGATTTTGCTCGAGGCCGCCATCCGCTTCCAAGCGGAGACCATGAGTGAGACGTTCCCTGCGTCGGGCCCGGTGAAGACCAAGATCCTCGGTGCCGTTACACCGCAGAAGCTGGAAGCCGCTGAGCGCGTGCGTGCGGATATGAACTACCAGTTGACCGAGCGAATGGTGGAGTACCGCAGTGAGCATGAGCGCATGCTCTACAGCCTTGGCCTTGCCGGCTCCGCGTTCAAGAAGGTCTACTACGACGTGCAGCTCAAGCGGCAGGTGTCGATGTACCTGCCAGCCGAAGATGTGATTGTGCCCTATGGGGCATCAAACATCCAGACCGCTGAGCGCGTTACGCACATCATGCGTAAGACCAAGAACGAGCTAAAGCGTCTGCAGTTGGCTGGGTTCTACCGCGACATCGATCTTGGTGAGCCGGTGAGTTTCTTCACGGACATCGAGAAGCGGAAGGCGGAAGAGGGTGGCTATACCCTCCAGTCGGATGATCGCTATGCGATCTACGAGATGCAGGTCGACTACTGCCTGCCGGGGTTTGACGACGAAGAAGGGATGCCGCGCCCGTACATCATCACCATCGACAAGGGCACATCCAACGTGCTCTCTATCCGTCGCAACTACGACCCCACGGGCAATCAAGACATTAAGCGCGATCACTTCGTACACTACGTGTATGTGCCGGGGTTTGGCTTCTACGGGCTTGGCCTCATCCACATCATCGGTGGCTACGCCATCGCAGGTACGTCGCTCATCCGTCAGCTCGTCGATGCCGGTACGCTGTCCAACCTGCCCGGTGGTCTGAAGGCTCGGGGGCTGCGAGTGAAGGGCGACGATACGCCGATCGCGCCGGGTGAGTGGCGTGATGTGGACGTGCCCAGTGGTGCGCTGAAGGATAACTTCTTCATCCTGCCGTATAAGGAGCCCAGCCAAGTGCTGGCTGGGCTCCTCGAGAAGATCACAAGCGAAGGCCGCAGGCTCGGGGCCATCAGCGATATGAACGTCTCGGACATGAGCGCAAACGCGCCTGTAGGGACGACGCTGGCTATCCTCGAGCGCGTGCTGAAGCCGATGGCTGCGGTGCAGGCTCGCGTGCACTTCGCTATGAAGCAGGAGTTCAAGCTTCTGAAGGCGCTCATCGCTGAGTATGCCGATGAGCCGTATGACTACATCCCCGAGGGTGTGGACCGCAGGGCGCGAAGCGAAGACTACGCGCAGGTAGATGTCATCCCTGTGTCGGACCCCAACGCGACCACGATGGCGCAGCGAGTGGTGCAGTACCAAGCCGCGTTCCAAATGGCGCAGACTGCTCCGCAGATCTACGATCTGCCGTATCTGCATCGCCAGATGATCGAGGTGCTTGGCATTAAGAACGGCGACAAGATCGTGCCGCTGGCAGAAGACCAGAAGCCTCGGGATCCGATCAGCGAGAACATGGGTGCGTTGGTTGGCAAGCCCATGAAGGCGTTTATGTATCAGGACCACGAGGCGCATCTGACCGCGCATCAGTCGTTTATGCAGGATCCGATGATTTTGCAGTCCATCGGGCAGAACCCACAGGCGCAGCAGATCATGGCGGGTCTGCAAGCTCACATCGCAGAGCACCTTGGGTTCATGTATCGCAAGCAGATCGAAGAGCGTCTTGGTGCGCCGCTCCCGGCTCCCAACGAAGAGATGCCGGAGGAGATCGAGCTTCAGCTCTCACGCCTCGTGGCGGACGCAGGCAAGCAGCTCACGCAGATCCATCAGACGCAGGCCGCACAACAGCAAGCGCAGCAGCAGGCGCAAGACCCGCTGTTCCAGCTCCAACAGCAAGAGCTGCAGGTCAAGATGCAGGACGTACAGCGCAAGGCCCAAAAGGATCAGGCGGACGTCGCTCTTGACGAGAAAAAATTGCAACTTGAGGCGCTCAAAATCGCAGCGCAAGCCAACAAACCGAGAGCGTAAATGGCTAAGACCGTCTATGACGTGCTGGTTGACAAAATCACCGCCCACATTGCGGCGGTTGCAGACTCAGTGGCCTCTGGCGCAGCTAAAGACTACGCGGACTACAGAGATCTTTGCGGCTTGATTCGAGGTCTAGAGACCGCAAAGCGTGAAATCCTTGACCTTGCGCAGCAATATATGGAACAAGACGATGACTGATCATCAGCTAACTGATGAGGAATTTGAGGCCCAACTTCCCAAACCGGTAGGTTACCGAATCCTCATCGCTCTACCCAAGGTAGAGGAAGCCTACGACTCTGGGCTTATGAAGGCAGAGCAAACCCGACATGCAGAAGTAGTTCTCTCCATGATGGGTGCCGTTATCGACATGGGGGAACAGGCGTATTCCGACAAGGATCGCTTCCCCACAGGTCCATGG